GCTCACCATGGTGCAGTTGACGTTTGCCCTGGATGTGGCGGAGATCTGCCTGGAGTGTGTCCACTTCCGGCCGCTGCGGGATGGCCATCCATGCGCATGCCTCCGCCGGATCATGGGATTCGGCACCCAGGTCTGCGATGCACGGATCCATTTGCCATCCAGAGCGGCGCAGCTGGTCACGGAGTGCAGATGGCGGCAGGCGGAAATCAAAGCCAGGGAAAGGAGACGGAAAGAGCATGAGCATGGCAGCAATACCGCACGAAGAAACTGAGCAAAAAACCATATTCCAGTGGGCGGCGTGGATCTCCGGGACGCTCCCGGACGTGAGGATGCTTTACGCGGTCCCGAATGGCGGGAAAAGGCCCATACAGGTGGCCCGGACAATGAAGGCCACCGGCCAGAAGCCAGGCGTCCCTGACATGTGCTTGCCGGTGGCCAGGGGCGGATATCATGGGCTTTACATTGAGCTCAAGCGGATCAAAGGGGGCAAGGTCTCCCGGGATCAGGCGGAGTGGATCCAGGCGCTGACAGCCCAGGGCTATCTGGCCAAGGTTTGCCTGGGGTCTGATCAGGCCATCCAGCTGATCACTGACTATCTGGCTGGAAAGATCATCAAAAACTGAGGAGGAAACCAGATGACCGATCGGGAGAAAGTGATGAAGACACTGGAGCTCTGCTCGCACACGCGTGCCTGCTCAAAAAGTTGTATTTACTGGAACTATGGGGAGCACCATGATGGAGTCTATTGCAGAGACGCACTCATGAAAGATGCCCTTGAATTGCTGAAGGACACAGAGCCTGTAAAGCCCTATCTTAGCCTTGACAGGGACAAGGCACGAGTCTGGTGCTGCCGTTCATGTGATGCAATCCTGGCCTATGCGGGGTGCGAGGACAGACCATGGGAGCGCAACAGATACTGCCGTATGTGCGGAAAACCGCTGAAATGGGAGGTAAAGAATGGCACTTATAGGTAAGGTGAATGTATGGCGGCAAACCAAATATTTGCGGAGATGGATAGCTGAGTTTGAGCTGATACCGCTTAAAGGTCAGCCCACTGAAAGCTGGGTGGTGGTGGAGGCTTGCGAAATAGGAAGGGCACTATCCGCTGCGGAGGATGCGATACTTAAAAAGATAGTGGGGCTTTATGGACCGCAGGCGGTTGAGTTTAACCTGTGGAGCATTTGCCAGGTGGATGACGGGGAGGAGGAGCGGACTTGATTAAAGCGCATGCAGACGGGTCAGATGTCAGAGTGGAAATGATAACCAAAGGGGATCACACGGCGACCGATGACATGGCGAAGATCATCAGAGGCGTATATAAGGGGCTTGAGCAGTATTCGCGTGATAGCGCAGACAAATTCCTGATGAATATGACCCTGCTCCTTACGTTAGGCACTGATCTCATCACAAGGGATGACTCAATGGAAGCCGATGACAAGGAGTATATCCAGTCAAGAGTACTCAACTGGACGGACAAAATGGAGTAAATTCGACATGATATTGATGAGTGAAGAGAGAGCGTCAGTGAAGAAAATTGTGGTAACGCTATGTCTGGCTATCATGCTGCTCGCTCTGTGCGTTGTTCTGCAGGGGTGCGGAATCGAAAAGGTCCCCGCAGAAGCCGTAGGAGATAACGAGATTATGTTTTATGAATGCCAGAAAGTCCCATATGGGCGCATCCTTGTGGATCGTGAAACACGCGTCATGTATTGGATGTCAGAAGGGCAAGGTAACTACGGCACCCTGACCCTTTTGGTTAACTCTGACGGCACGCCAAAGGTATGGGATGGAGAAATACAGTGAGACGGAAGTTAATCATCGCGCTTGTGGTCCTCCTGGCTGCTTCCATGGTGATCTGGATGGCAGGAATGGCCAGAGGGGAGGAGGAGCTGGTCACCATGTGGGTCATCTGCTCAGACTCCTACGTCAACATCCGGGAGAGGCCATCTACAAAGGCAAAGATCGGAGGACGCCTGGACTTCGGGGATGAGGTCCAGGTGACTGAGCTGGTGGAGAACCTGCGCGGCACAGAATGGTACAGGGTGGAGGACGTCACAGAGCTGGGGCACGGGTATGTTTGCGCCAGCTATCTGACAACGTCAAAGCCGGAGAGGGTAGACAAGACAGCCACGGTATCCGCATCCGGGAGGGTGGCCGTCTATCGCAGGGTAAATGGCCCGCGTAAAACATGGGTCAAAGATGGGACCCAGGTCCGGATCCGGATCCAGTCGGATGCCTGGTGCCTTATTGATAAGGGATGGATCAGATCCGAGTACCTGATTTTAGCGGAGGGAACAGATGCAGATGTGGAAGTGCAGCGTCCTTAAGGGATGGCACTGGGAGGAGCAGATTCGAAACTCCTGGGAGCTTAAGTGCCGGCTGCGCCCAGAGGACCCGGAGGACACGACCATCGCAGTCCTGGCGCTTGACAGCATGCACAGAAGCCCGACAGTGAACGGGCCGCTGCATTATGATTGGGCAGTCATGCATTTTGAGCAAAATTTGACAGAGCCGTTATTGTGGGATCCTTATCATGAAGCAGACGAACGCGCCGAATATGACTCATTAGTCGAGGCAAAACAGGCTGTAGAGGAGGCAGTGGTTACCAGGCTTGTAGACCTGCAGCACCAGGTGGAGCTGCTGAGGACCATTTTTGAGGCATAAGCAGAAAACGGGGGAAAGAATAAAACGATGAGTAAAGGAGGAGCAAAATGGGCATTGAGGCAAAGACTAGCTTCACGAAACGGATGGAGGGGATACTTTCCCATCTGGTCACGGTGGACCAGGCGGGCCTGATCATGGCAGCGGTGTCAGATGCACTCCAACACTATGACATCAATGAGACTGAGTCGGGCGTGGACTCACAGGATGATTTGCTGGATGCTTACGCTGCGGATCTGTCTGTGAGTTGTAAAAGCCAGAAGACCATAGACAGGTATGTATATATCATCCGCCGGATGATGGCATACGTTAAAGTGCCAACCAGGGAAATAACTGTGTACCATCTCCGCAATTACCTGGCCAGCGAAAAAGCGCGTGGCATCGCAGACATCACTTTAAAAGGGGATAGAGAGGTTTTCAGTGCCTATTTCAACTGGTTACAGCGGGAAAAACTGATCACGGACAATCCCACGGCCAACCTGAGTCCGATTAAGTGCGCCGAGAAAGAAAAAAAGATCTATAGCGATGCCGAGTATGAGCGGCTCAATAAAACCTGCAACAAAACCAGAGATTTGGCCATAATCCATTTCCTTGGGGCATCCGGGTGCCGTGTCTCTGAGATGACAGATCTGGACCGGGATGATGTGGACATATCCGGTATGGAGGCCGTTGTGAGGGGAAAGGGAAACAAAGAGAGGCCGGTCTACCTGGATCAGGTCGCCACAATGTACCTCAAGGAGTATCTGGAGGGCCGGAAGGATGACAATCCCGCACTCTTCCTTAATCGATATGGCAACCGGTTGGGGCAGGGTGGTGTCCGGTGCATGCTGTGCACGCTGGCCAAAAAGGCCAAAGTAGACCACGTCCATCCGCACAAGTTCCGCCGGACCCTGGCTACTGACCTGGCCAGGCGTGGAATGCCTGTGCAGGAGATTGCCAAGATTATGGGCCACGTTAAGCTGGATACCACCATGAAGTACGTCCTTTTGGACAAGGAAGAAACCAAGCAGAGCTATAGGAGGTATCGTAAATGATCATTATAGACATGAGGATGCCTCTGCATTGCAGGGACTGCCCGGGAAGCTATTACATCATGACCGGCCCGCTGGAGGGGTATCTGATGTGCAACATCCAGGAGTTTATGGGCAAGCCGGTGGCTGAGTGCCTGCTGGAGCCAGAGGAGCCGGTCAGGCCATCAAATTGCCCACTGATTGAAGTTAAGAAGGGGAGGGGCAGCCTTGAAAAAGGAAAATCAGAAGGCCATAGGCCTCAGAACTCTTATAAAAACGCTTGAGTGGTGCTTAAATGAAGATAGCTGTTGCGGGTGCCCTCTCACCAACTGTTATTGGAATTGCATGGATACCATCAAATACAACTCGCTCAGATATCTCAGGCTCCTGTGTTGGGATATGGGCGATGAGGAGAAGCCTGCGCAGGCACCGGAAGCGCCCGAGGCTAGCCCGCTGCCGGCGCACTGGATCTGGACAGATGACGGGGTGATAAACCCGGATAATGTCCTGTATGTGCAGCTGGACGGACCGCAGACCAAGATCAGAATGGTGGAGGGCAAAATGTACCTGAACGGTGACCCGTTCGGGCTCACCCAGAGAACTAAGCCCAGGGAAAAGCCGAAGGACCTGGAGGATGACTGAGGGATGTTACGGGAAATAGAAGACGGACGGTTCAATCTTTCCATGATGGAGTATTACCGCCTGCTGTGCTTGGATGTGGCGGTGTCGGAGATCATGAGCTGTGAGTCAGAACTGTGGGAGCGCCTGGGAAAAGTTAAAAACGGAAGGCGAGACATCCGCATGCTGAAAGCGGTAGGGTATAGCCTTTACCTGCGACTGCTTGATACAGTCCCGGAGAAAAAGATACCGACCCTATATGCAGATCTTGATGGGGCAAAGATGACAGTCCACATTAATGCGGCGTCCAAATCTAATGCGGATTCGCTCCTGAGCATCAGGGAATCAGATTTAAATGAGCTGCTGAACTATGTTGTTGAGCGCAACTGTTTATTGTGCGACAATACAAGCAGGGCGAAGGTTAAGGGGTGCAAGATTCGCAAGATGTTTGACAGAGTCATGCACTATGACTGTGATCCGCTTCCTGATGGGCGCTGCCCGTTCGAAGGAATAGACAGCGCAGACAAGTTAAGCGTAGACAAACAATAGCATGGAGGCGCGAAATGAGACGGTATCTGCCAAAATATGAGGATATCGGGATATCTCGGGAGCGGTACATTGAACTGCTCCACTTTTGCCGTCAATATCCGGAGTGGATTAGGGACGCCACCAATCAGATCGGATGCTCTGGCCATGGTAACGGCCAGGTGACACACGGCAGCGGGTCCGTCTCAGATCCTGTCTTTGCAGCTGTGCAGCGCCGGGAGAAGTACCTGGACAAGATCCAGATGGTGAGCACTTCAGCCCTGGAAGCTGGCGGCGATGCGTGGTATGGTGTCCTGATTTCCAATGTCTGCTATGGGATACCGTTAGCCAGTTTGGATCCAACAGAAGCACCAACATCAAATCTGCATGCCTATTTTGCAGTAAAAAAACGTTTCTTCAGTATATTAAACGCAAAGAAGCAGTAAAAATGGCAACAGGGTATCCTTCCGGTATTAAATTTGTCAAACATGGGGCAATGCTTTCCTGTTACAATGATACCGTGCCAAGACGGCCATGATTGGCACATCACTCCTCACGGGGTTGGGAGCAGCTGGGTAACCGGCTGCTCTTTCATTTGGCAGGTGATAGGATGCCCAACAACAAATTTTACAAGACCGCGAAATACAAGGCATGGCGTGAGAAGGTCCTGAAGCGCGCCGGATACCTTTGCCAGGAATGCGCACGGTATGGCAGACGGACACCGGCGACGGTGGCGCACCATATCAAGCCCAGGGAAGACTACCCAGAGCTTGCTTACAGCGTGGCAAACGGGCGCGCATTGTGTGCAGCATGCCACAATAAGGAGCACCCGGAGAAGGGCCACGGCGGTGAGCAGGACTCTTTCTACCATTTTTACGGCTGAAAATGGGTATCCCCCCCGGGGTAGCCCCCCGGGCAAGGAAACCCGGGGACCGGGGGGAAGGAAGCCTTTTACACACGCGGGGGATTTTTTAAACTTTCAGGCTCCGCGTCCGGGGAGGTGATCGGGTGACCAAAAGTGAGTCGAAGCTGAAGAAGTACATGAAGGCTCTGGGTGTCTGGAAACCCGAGTACCAGATCACGGTCGGGATCTGCGCCGGCCTGATGGATCAGTATGACATGATCCTCAAGACCTGGATTGACTCCGGGATGGACCCGGTGGAGCAGACAGAGAATGGGACCAAGAAGTCCGGCGTTGTCACGACACTGGAATCCCTGCGGAAGGACATCCTGGCATACCAGAAGGAGCTGGGGCTTACCCCGATGTCAATCAAACGGCTGGACCAGCAGGCACAGCTGCCGAAGTCATCTGTGCTGGCTGATGCACTCAGAAATCTGGACCTGGGATGATCAAAGGAAAGTACGCCGGAGAAGTCATGGCCTACGTCGACGGCGTCATCTCCGGGGAGATCCTGGCGAACAAGGACAGGATCCTCGGGTGCCAGCGATTTGTCCGGATGCTTTCAGACACCCGCTATGAGTGGAATCCCAAGGATGCCGATTTTGTGATTGGCGTCATTGAGGCCACATGGGCACAGCGTCAGGGGGAAGCTCTGGACGGCACACCTCTGAGAGGAAAGCCCCTGAAGCTCCTGCCCTGGCAGAAGTTCGTTTGCTACGGGATGCTGGGCTTCTGGTATCCTGGCTGTACGCTGCAGCTGGTGACGGAGGTCCTTATCTTCCTTCCCAGGAAGAACGGAAAGACCAGCTTTGTGGCTGCCCTGGCTTTTGCCCTGGCTCTCCTGGAGCGGATGTCCGGCTCTGTGGTGTACGTTGTAGGCGCCACTCTGAAGCAGGCAAAGGAAACCTTTGACAGCTGGAAGTATAATGTGATTCATCACTTTTACACTTCTGAAACGGCTGCCAAAAAAGACGGCTGGCGAGTCCTGGACAACTCCATGGAGCATAAAGTGGAGTGCCCGAACATCGCCGGCGGGTCCATCTCTCTCAATGCTCTGGCCAGCAATCCGGACGGGCAGGATTCTTTCAACTGCAACGTGGTCATAGCCGATGAGATGCACGCCTATAAAACCCCGAAGCAGTACAACATCCTGGGGGAAGCTACTGCCGCCTACAGCAACAAGAAAGTCATCGGCATCACCACCGCCGGCGATGACGGGAATGGGTTCCTGGCTCACCGGCTTGAATACGCGCGGAAGGTCCTTAATGGGACTGTCGAGAATGACAGTCTTTTTCTTTTCCTGTGCTGTGCCGATCCGGATCCGGAGACCGGCGAGATTGATTACACAAACGCCAGGGTCCATGAGATGGCCAACCCGAGCTATGGGGTGACCATCCGGCCTGTGGACATCATGAATGATGCCATGCAGGCGCTCCATGATCCGCAGCAGCGCAAGGACTTTTTCGCCAAGAAGCTGAACGTCTTTGTCTCCAGCAGAAAGGCCTACTTTGATATTGAAAAATTCCGGGCCAGCAACCGGGAGGCCGGTGCTGAGCTGGGAATAGATCCAGACTGGCCGCTGGAGAAAAAGCTGGAAACGCTGGCGAAGCTGCCCGGCGTCAAATGGTACGGAGGCGCCGACCTCTCCAAGCTGCACGACCTGACTGCTGCATCTCTCCATGGCCAGTATAAGGGAATCGACATTGTGATCCCACACTGCTGGTTTCCGATCGTGGCCGCGACGGAAAAGGCAGACCAGGACAATATCCCGCTTTTCGGATGGCAGGATGATGGCTGGCTGGAGATGTGCAACGCGCCAACAAATGACCATCTGCGGGTGGTCGCCTGGTTCGTGGCCATGCGTGACCGTGGCTTCCGAATCACCCAGGTTGGCCATGACCGTAAATTCTGCCGGGAGTACTTCACCGGCATGAAAAAGGCCGGTTTCAGAATCATCGACCAGCCGCAGCTGTTTTACAAAAAATCCGAGGGCTTCCGGTTTATCGAAAAACAGATGCTTAACCGGAAGCTCTACTACCTGGACAGCGAAGCATATGAGTATTGTGTCCAAAATGTCGCGGCCCAGGAGAAAACCGATGACGCCATCCAATACGAAAAAATTGAGGACAACCGGCGCATTGATATTTTTGACGCGGATGTTTTTGCAACAATCCGCATGCTGGAGGATATGGAGCGAAGCCAGAAGGCCAGCGATTGGGTATAAGGAGGATCACCATGGCAAGAAGAAGGCCGAAAAAGAGCCAATATGGGAGAGACGCTCCCATGCCCGCCCAGAAGCGCACAGAAGTGTCTGGCGTAGTCCTGTCAGATCCGGATGCTTTCCACTTTTTCTGCGGCGAGGGCTACAAGCCCGTCATGAAATGCCCAGAGGTGCAGATGTGCATCAACGTCTATGCGGATCTGATCGCCAGCATGACGCTCAGGCTGATGGAAAACACAGATGACGGGGACGTCCGCATCAAAAACGAACTGTCCAGAATCCTGGACATCAGCCCCAACCGCTACCAGACGCACATGACATTCTTCCAGACGCTTGTGCATGGCCTGATGGAAACCGGAAATCAGATTACTTTCCCGACCTACCGTGACGGCTACCTGGAGGAGCTGGTGCCATTCCATCCTGGTGAGGTTTCCATCGTGGATGACGGGAAAGGCAGCTACCTGATCAATTACAGGGGCAACGCCTATATGCCGGATGAGGTGCTGCACTTTGTGCTCAACCCGGACCCCAACCGCCCGTGGAACGGCAGCGGCTACAGCGCATCCCTTCGGGATGTGGTGGCAGGGATTCGCCAGGCAAACGCCACCAAGAAATCCCTGCAGGAAAGCCCGGCGCCCTCCATCATCGTGAAGGTGGACGGTCTGACGGAGGAGTTCAGAAGTGCAGAAGGCCGTAAAAAGCTGGGCGAGCAGTTCATGGATTCGAGCGAGAATGGCCGGCCCTGGTTTATCCCGGCTGAGGCTTTCTCCGTTGACCAGGTGAAACCCCTTACCCTGAATGATTTGGCCATCAAGGAATCCCTTGAGCTGGACAAGAAGGCAGTGGCTGCCATCTTCGGGGTTCCGGCCTTCCTGGTGGGCGTGGGCTCCTTTAACCTGCAGGAGTTTCAGCACTTCGTCACCACCCGACTGATGGCCGTTGCCCGGGTGATCGAGCAGACCATGACCAAGGGGCTCCTGTACTCGCCGCGCTGGTATCTGTGCTTCAATCCCCGGAGCCTCTATAACTACAGCCTGACCGACCTGGTCAACGTCGGAAAAGAGATGGTTGACCGGATGGCCATGCGCCGCAATGAGTGGCGCGACTGGATGGGACTCCCGCCGGATCCCGACATGAACGAGCTGCTGGCGCTTGAAAACTATGTTCCGGCTAACCGGCTGGGAGACCAGAAGAAACTGAAAGGAGGTGGAGACGATGAACCGTAAACTTACCAAACAGACCAGGACAATGGATGCAAGATTCGAATGCCGGGAAGAAACCGACGAAAAGCGCATTGAAGGTTATTTTGCCGTATTCGGCGCCGTCTATGAGCTCTGGCCGGGTGCCACAGAATCCATTGACCCGCACGCATTTGATGATGCGCTGCAGGATGATATCCGGGTCCTGGTGGACCATGACACACGCCTGGTGCTGGGGCGGAATAAGGCGGGGACTGCCTCCTTCCGGGTGGATGATCATGGGCTCTGGGCTTCCGTCCTGATCAATCCTGAGGACACCGATGCCACAAACGCCTACGCCCGCAATAAACGCGGAGACGTGACACAGGCGTCTTTTGGCTTCGATATCTTGGACGAAGAAACCGAGTTCAGGGATGATGGGACTATCCACTGGACAATCAAAAAGGTGAAGCTCTATGAGGTTTCCGTATGTACGTTCCCAGCGTACAAGGAGACAGAGGTCAACGCGCGCAGAGAGGATTTTAAAAAGATCCAGGAGCGCCGCGTAAACGACTGGAAACAGAGCCTTATGAAAAGGCTTAGGAAGGAGTGACAACATGCTTAAGCAGCTTCTGCTTACCCGTAAAATTGCGAGCAAACGGGAAGAGCTGGAAAAGCTCAAAGCAACCCGGGCCGAACTGGACCAGGCGCGTGAGGCGATGAAGACCAGGGAGGCGGAACTGGAAGCAGCCGTGAAGGAGATCACCGCCGAGACACCTGAAGAGGATCGCGCGGAAATCGAGAAGGCTGTCAGTGAATTCGAGGCGCAGGTCAAGGAAGCGGATGACGCCATCGAGGAAAACGAGAAGGCGACCGTGGATCTCACCGGTGAGATTGATGGCCTGGAAAACGAACTGAAGACCCTGAATGAGAAGGCTGAGAAGCCCGCACCCGCTGCACCGGTTCCGGCTCCTGAAGCTGATCCCGTTGCTGATGAGGCTCCTGAAGAAAGGAAGGTAACAAGAATGTACAAAATTCGGAAAATGTTTGGCACCACTGCCCAGCGGGATGCCATGTTCGCCCGTGACGATGTGAAGGCGTTTGCCACACAGCTCCGCAAGATGGGTAAGGAAAAGCGTGCCGTCTCCGGCGGAGATCTGCTGATCCCTGAGATCATGCTGCCGATGATCCGCGAGCAGGTGGAAGAAAACAGCCAGCTGCTGAAGTATGTGAACCTTCAGGAAGTCGGCGGCACTGCCAGGGAGACCATTATGGGGACGATCCCCGAAGCGGTATGGACTGAGATGTGCGCCAATCTCAACGAGCTTTCCCTGGCATTCAATGATGCCGAAGTTGACGGC